ATGCTCAAGAAAGGATCATCTTTAGGAACTTTGGTGTCACCCCAGCAGAGATGGGTTTTGCCGATCGAATGCCAAGGGCTACAGCAGAGGCCCAAGAATGGGTTGGTAGGTCTAAGCTATACTTACCTCTTCTTGAGCTTCTGGCTTCAGCCATTAATTCTGAGCTTGTGAGTGAACTTGATCCTGCTCAAGAAGTTTGGTTTGAGTTTAGACCACCGCAAAGAGAGCGAGATTTATTATCTGAAGCACGAGCCAAACAGCTTTTTATACTTTCAGGTGTGCTTAGCCCTAATGAGGTTCGGGAACAATTAGGCTTGCCCCCAAGAGAGGGGGGCGATGAGTATATGGAAAGACCTACAGGTGCTCAATTCCCCGTAGAAGAGTCTGCTAAGGTGTATAAAGCGGTTGAGGGGAAAGAGACCGAAGAAGAAAGAAGAAAAATCATTGAAAGGATTGATACCGATTTAGACGTTTTGAGTATTGAAAAGCTAAAAACAAGATACGGTAAAGCGATGCTAAAGGTCTGGAAAGAGGGGTTAAAGAGGACCTTAGAAGAAGCAAGGAAAGGGGTCATCGAGAAGGGTAAGGTTGAGATCATAAAATTAGTTGGCGAGGAGAACCCAGTTCTCAGAGCCCAGAGGGTTGAAAAAATTCTATCTTATCTCTTTAATCGGTTTAGAGATTTAGAGAAGGATTATTATCCTCAAGCTTTTGAGATTGGTAGAAGATCAGTCAGGCGCATTCGGAAAGAGATCGGCAAGGGGTTAACAAAGGAACAGACTGAAGACATCCTCAAAGACCTCTACAGGAAGAATGAAGATTACTTGAGAAACTCCCTCTTGGCAGACCTTAGAAATGACTTAAATCTTTTATTTACACGAACTTTTGAAGATGAAGCAGAGTATAGAGACGAAGTAAAAAGGGCTTTTGATAATAAAGACGCAAGAGTAGGGATGTATGCTGGTGCTCTATGGGGTGTCTCTAATACTGCCTTCGCTAAAGAAGGGTTTGAACTTGGTGCTAGAGATTTTAACTGGACTCTAAACTCACCTGAACCGTGCCCAGACTGTATCGAACTGGCAAAGGGTAGTCCATATCAGCTTGAGACTTTAACAGTCTATCCGGGTGATGGGACTACAAGATGTAATGGGTATTGTCATTGTAACCTTGAACTAAAGGGCTGGCTAGTGGGTGAATGATCTTAGTAAAATTGGAAAATTATCGAGGAACTAAAGAGTGAAAAGAACTTTAAAGTTTAGCTTAGATTTAGCTAATACGGGTAAACTTGAGTCTTTAGATGATTCATTAATTTAGAGCTGAAAGGATGGTTGTGAGTAGATGGATATTAAGATTCCCGAACAGGCGGTTAATTATCTTATCAATATTCTTAAAGCAGAAAGATACCTTGAGATAGGGGTTGCTTCAGGTGGAACTTACTTAGCGGTAAACTGTAAAGAGAAGGTTGGTGTTGATCCTCATCCTCAATTTGAAGGTATACTTAAAATGACCTCCCAAGAGTTCTGGAAGACCTCAAGTGAACCTTTTGATGTTATCTTCATAGATGGGGATCATTCCTTCGGTGTTTCTCAAGGTGACTTATTAAATGCCCTTAATTTCATCCACGCAAAGTCTTATATACTACTTCACGATACAAACCCTGAAGATGTAACTTATACAATATCAGGAGGTAGGGCTGATGGATTATACACAGGCGAGGTCTATAAGACTGTAATGTGGGCAAAGCAGAATCCAGCTTTAGATTATATCACCCTTGATATGCCTTTTGGTATGACGGTAGTTAAGCTGGCTAAGAATCCTAACCTTTTAAAAGAAGAGCCAGATTATAGTTTTGATAACTTTGCAAAAGAGCGGGACTTTTGGTTAAACCTCAAGTCAAGCACCAGTGAGACCTTGGATAAATTTGTGAAGGATCAGAAGGAAGAGAAATGCAAAAAGATTTCAAAAAGATAAAAGATATTCCAAAGACTCAATATCTACCAGTTTTACCTTCAGGCAAGAAACTAGGCAGGAGGCTTTATCTGAAAGAAGTCTTAAACTGGTTATCTAAATCCTTCTATATCTCAAAGCCAATAATAAGTTTAACTGGTGGAATTGTAAATAATGGCTTTACTGATGGAGATATAGATATTGTATTCTTATCACCCAAGAGAGAACCACAAGCAGAGTTTAGAATCTACCGAGCTTTCCCAGAAGAGATCAGGAATCGGATTCATATCCTTTATCCACATGAGAATAATGATCTATCGTTATTTACTTCTAATATGCCTTTATACGATTTGAAATTTGAGAGAAGGTCTGGTGATGAGGTTTTTCGTTTGTTTAAAGAAATTAACCGGGAAGAGCCTCCTCCTCTCCTTTTTGATAGTCAAGACCGAGAAGATAAAGAGATCCATAAGCAGGCGGCTCTTCCCGAAGTAAAGAAATCTATTGACCTCAAAAAGATAAGCAAAGATTGGCTTAATAAAGCAAGCTATGAGGACTTAAAGAAATTGCCTAAAGGCTTTTTCTCTTTATCCGATCATTGGCGGGGCAAAAGTATGCATGGAGATTTAAGGATCAAACAGAACGAATACCTGATCGGGATGACTCTCTTGTATCAAGTTGAAGGGGTTACAAAAGAACCAGTTACTACATTAGAACAAGCCGAAAAACTTCAGTGGGAACAACCCCGAAAGTTTTACCCTGATATGCCTACAAACGCCAAGATCATGGCAGAAGAGAAAGCTACACAACCTCTCATCTGGCTTGGCATGGTCAAGAGGGTTATCCCTAAGGGCGAGGTTGGGGCGACTAAAGATTGGCCTGGTGTCTTTAATCTTTATGACTTCGGTATGAGCTATCAAGGGACTAAAAAGCCATACTTCGATGAAGTCTGGTTAGACGGTCAGAAGTTTAAAAAGAAACGGTTAGTGATGAGAGTCCTTCAAGTAGGCGAAGAGTGGAAAGAGAAACCAGCAGAAGAATGGGTCTGGACGGTCTGGCTGGCAGAAGATGAGCCATATATTTTATCCAGACGGGCAATCTTAGAGAAAAGAACAGTTCCACCTAAAGGCGAGTCTTGGTTACCACCTTGGTGGGAAGAAAAGATACCAAAAGAGCTTAGCTGGTGGGTAGAAGGATTATCAGAAGAAGATCGAGCTAACAGAATCCTTAAAGCCAGGAACTACTTAGTAGATAAGAAAGAACTTCCTGGCAGACCTATTAGTGAAGAAAAGATAAAAAAGCAGAAGCAAGTTAAAGAGGGTAGATTTATTCTCAGATCGCACTTCTGGGAAGGTCCTTTTATTAAAAGAGGAATGCCAATAATTCACTATGACCTTGTTATTGATCGAGGACTTGGCTATTTGCATGAGTGGAATCTTCAGAAGAGTCCCTTGATGGCTACCTCAACCTTTGGACTTGAGAGGGTCTGTGAAGAGCAGACTCCAAAGGGGGAGGATAATGTCAAATGGATGGAATTTGAAGGCTCTATCCCACCGCCAAATATTTCTATCTATCCTGTAGAGTTGATAGAGCGACTTAACTCAATTTATAGGTTCAAAGTTCCAGAAGGAGTAAAGCCAATTGATGTCAAGAAGAAGATAGAATCAGGCAAAGAATACGAGTCTAAGGATTGCCCTTATAAGTTTAAAAAGGATGAGAAAGTCTGGGCTGATCATAGACACTATCTATATAATTCAACGGTCTCTATAGGTAATCCAAATGTTGCTATACCTGCCTATATACTTATTGAAGACTCTGGTGAGGTTGTCTGGTTAGAAGAGAATCCTACTTTTGACAGTTTTATATTTAAGGGCAAAAGACTAAAAGGTTACTGGACTTGGAAGAATGAAGAATTTGGTTCAGAGCTTGGGACGTTTGAATTATCTAAATTACCAGGTGAAGTTAAAAAGGGGGTGGACGTATGAAAGTTGATTTTACCGCAGAGTTTGACATAGAAGAGGCTAAGATTGAGAAGAAGGCAGATACTGAAGAGGGCGAAAGGATTCTTGAAGGCTATGCCTCTACTGCTGACTTAGATAAAGACTACACGATTATTGACACAGAAGTCTGGCAAGAGGCTGCCTCTGATCTTTTAGAGAATCCAACAGTCCTATATAATCACGATACCGATAAACCAATCGGCAGGGTGATTGAATCTACCGGTGATGATAAAGGACTAAGGGTAAAAGCCAGGTTAGCTAAGGGAACTGACGGCGGACCTCTAACATCTTTAGCCAATGATATTTGGGCACTTGCTTGTCAAGGGGTCTTGTCTAGGTTCTCAATAAGAGGCTCAGCAGATCGAAGGGGAATAGAGACTTATTATGATCCTGAGCTAGGCCGTGAAGTTCAGAGAGTAAAAAAGCTAAGGCTCTATGAGGTTTCAGTTGTAGCTGTGCCCTCTAACTCGAAGGCCAGTTTTACCACAGTTCTAGTCAAAGCCTTACAAGAACTTAAAGAATCCGATAAGGATAAATACTCAGCAGGAGGTGAAAAAGAAGAAATGGAAGAGATCGTAACAAAAGGCAATAACGAAGATCTTGATGAGGTAATTATCTCACAAACAGAAGAGGAAGATAAGGACACTTTGAGCAAAGAGGAACAAGCTCAAGGACAATATCCTCCAACCTATCCTCGGCCAGAAGATCCCTATGAGAATTTAAATACGAGGCTAACAACTCTTGAAGGGATTATTGAAGATCTCAAGATACGACTTGAAGCCCTTGAGCTACAGGTCCGTGAGAACCTTCAAAAGCAAGTTGAAGATGGTGAAGATGATGAGGATATTGAAATCGAAGAAGAAGATGTAAATCCTGAAGAAGGGCAGTCTGAGACGGAGGGAAGGTCTCAAGAAATGGCTGAAGTTCAAAAACAGCTTCAGGATTTAAACGCTAAGATAGCCGAAGTCTGCGAAGTCGTGAAATCAATTCCAGTCATAAAAGGCTTAAGCCCAGGAGGAGAGGGCAGGACTGGACGATCTTCTGACTTCAGAAAGAGCGATAACTATAAAAAAGCTGATCCCTCTAGCAGACTTAGGATGTCTTTAGATGCACAACTTAAAGATTAGGAGGTGAAATTAGATGCCAGATATTAGAAAGGCTTTAACGGTTACGTCTGCTGGGGTTCTTACTCAACCTGAGATCGATAAAGAAGTTGTTGATATGATTGAGTATAAGAATCCTTTAAGGCAGAACCTTCCAAGAAGGCCAGGGTCAGGTCTTGCATGGATAGTAAATCGAAGGACGCCATCAGCTGCAACGCCCCCTGCGTTCATTGACGATCTTGATGATGTGCCAATGGGTGAAGGAGCTTATACCCAGGTAAGTTTTACTTACAAGACGTTAGGAGCAGGTGGAAAGGTCTCAAGAAGACTTCAGGCGGCAGGCAAGACCTATATTGACATCCTTGCAGAAGAGATTGAAGATCGAGCTGATGAGTGGAGAAGAGCTGAAGAGAAAGCAGTTCTTTGGGGTGATACAAGTGTAAATGCCAAAGAATTTGATGGACTTTATCGTTTGACTCCAACTCAGAATTTAATGGGCACAGTCGGAACAACCACCGGTGGAGGTCCTCTGACTCTTGCTCTGCTCGATGAAGCGATCGATCTCTGCGATGGCAAGCCAAATATGCTAGTCATGTCATCCAGGACTTTGAGAAGGGTAAAGGCAATCCTGATAGCAAACCAGAGATTCATCGGCCCTGGAATTGAAGTTCAAGGTGGGATGGTTTTACCTAGCTATAATGAGATTCCAATCTATGTATCTGACCAGATCATGGATACAATGACTTGGAATGGACAGACTAAGGTAATTGGACTAACAGGCGGCACGCTCTCAGCGATTTTTGTTGTCACCGCTGATGCACGCTCAACATTTATTGGCGAGCTTACCCCTATTACCTTTAAACAGGTAGATAGCGGAACAGTTCAATATGATAAATTTGAGATTGTTGGCGATGAGACTTTAGTCGTGAGGCGGCCAACAGATAACTCGATTCTTGCAGGAATCTGGTAAAGACGCTGGAGGTAGGAATGGGGGATCGTAATGATTCCCTATTCCTCCTCAACTAGCTAAGAAAGGAGATCGTATGAAGCTATATTCTCCAGGATTACGTGAGTATAAAGATCTTGCTGATTTTACAGGTAGCGGGACAGTATTGACCTATGATGAAGAGCTACAGATGAAAGATGGATTTGTAGAGACTTCAAACCCCAATTCAATCCAGTTTCTTTTAAATATGGGGTTCAAGCCAGTTGAAACTATAGAAGAAAAAGTCATGAACGAAGAGGTCAAGATTGAAGAAGAAGAAATAGAAGCAGTCGAAGAAAAAAGGGAATATCGAAAACCTGAGAGAAGTCTAAAGCTAAGGGGAAAGATCAAAAAGAAGGCTAAAAGGTTAGGCAATTCTCAACATTCTAGAGGATGGTTACGCTAATGATTTTTATAAGTCTTGCTAGGGTAAAAGAGGTTTTAGGGATAGTAACTACTGAATACGATGATCTTTTGAACTTCTATATCTCAGCAATATCTACCGGGTTTAAAACTTATTGCGGGAGAGACTTTGAATTGAAGGATCGAGTTGAGACTATCTGTATTCGTTCAGATCAATCGGGGTTTCTTCTTTCTGAAACACCAATAGACTCAATCACACAGATTGAGAATTATCCTGGGACATATAGCTTTACCTCTTGGGGTGGGATCTTTTTAGATATTGCTTTATCTGAAGCTAAGCTTTTAAAGGTGAGCTATAAGGCTGGCTATTCTACAGCACCTGATGATCTTGCCTTAGCTTGCTTAAATGAAGTAGTCAGGCTATTTCAGACCAGGGACTCAAGGAAGGATTTAATTTCAGAAAGAATTGGAACTTATGGATATGAGGTTCGGATGGAAGATGGTTTCTCGATCGAGACAAAACAGATTTTAGAGGCGTATAGAAGGAAGACTGGATGAGCTTTCAATCTTTATGTTCAAGTCAGGCAGATGTTTACCAACCTACAAACTACTTAATCGAACGAAGAGAGGTTAGTGCATCTATCCCGATTGAGTTCCAACCTCCTCTACCGTGTCAGCTAAGCTGTGAGATAGAAGGTTCAGATTGCACAGGCGAAGTTATCTTTGAGGGTTTGGATGGGGAATGTCAGCCGATAACTGAGACCCTGACATATATCAGTCCCTTTATTAAGCAGACTGAGAAGATATTCGCCTCTTTAGATGCTGTCCTTACGTCAGGACTTGTAGAGGAAGTTCCTAAGCCGACTATAGCTGTACGAGCTGTTCAAACTTCAGGAGCACCCTTAGAGATGTTAAGGAAGCTTTATACTATCCCAATCAGAACTTGGCAAGAGAAAGGCGTTCTATCTTTAGATGAACCTGGAATGATTCCCCAAGTCATTCTTCGGTTCGCCAGTTCTTGCTTAGACCTCGAATCTGGGTATATCTTGAAAATAGATGAGAAAGATTATAGAACTACCGAAGTTATTAAAGTAAGAGCTTATTCAAAGGATCACCATGTTGAAGGAAATCTCGAAATCTCTTAATAGATGCATTACGAATAATCTTAGGTCTCTACTTATCTTGACAGATATTGGACATCTAATTGAAAATGGGAGGGTAGGTAAAGATTCTTATCGACTATTTTTCAGGTTAAATGAGGCAGTCATTTTTAAATCTTCTGGTTATTCCAGATCCGGATGTATAGGAGTATTACTTGCAGTTTCTTGGGTATTGAAATTACTTTTAGACGTAGAGCAATATCCGTCTCAAGACCTTAAGACCTTAGAAGTATCTGCTCAAGTTTTCAATCGTGTCTATCAGTTACTTGTGCCGATCAGGATTCTGAAAGAGATACAGAATGATATGCGGAAGGGGGGATCGAAGTCCATCCTTGATTTACCTCAAGAGAAACTTGCTTTTTGGTTAGCATCATCAGTTATCCAAGAGTTCGAGTCCGAAGAAGAAAAGGAGGATGTGAAGCAATGGAATTGACCTCGATTATTATGCCATGTCATAACAACTTAGCTTATACCTCTTTAGCCGTAGAGTCTCTTTTCAGGCATACCAAACTACCTTTTGAGCTTATACTTGTAGATGAAGCCTCGACTGACGGTTCAAAAGGATATTTCGATGAGTTGAGGAGGTCGAAGACCAACGTTAAGGTTGTAACAAAGGGACAAGAAGGATTTACCTCTGCGGTAAACCGAGGTTTGGAAATAGCAAGAGGGGATCTGCTCTGTGTAGTTAACAATGATCTTGCTTTCACCCCAAACTGGCTTGACCAGTTAGTCCTCTGTTTAAAAACCGCTGGGGAAAAACTTCATATTAGAGAGGTTGGTCTAGTAGGTCCAGCTTCAAACTATGTTGGAGGCTTTCAGGCTGTGAATAACATGCGATATACTCTGTCGGAGGTAGATTCAGTAGCTGAAAAATTCCACGAACTAAACGAAGGGAATTGGCATTATACCCATTTCCTTTCTGGCTTTTGCCTTCTTTTTACCCGGAAGGTCTTTGAAGAGGTTGGATTTCTTGATGAGAGATTTAACCCAGGTGGGTTCGATGATAATGATTATTGCTTAAGGGCTTTTCGGAAAGGATTCGCCCTTATAATAGCAGGAGATACTTTTATTCATCACTTTGGCTCAAAGACTCTTGACCTACCTCCCTTTAAGCACATGAAGAGAGGTATGGCTAACCAAGAGAAGTTCATTAGAAAATGGCTTGATGATAAATCTCAAAAAGTTTTTGCGATGTATCGAATTAAGAACGTTGAGAGATGGATTGGTCAATCCCTTGCAAAGACTTCTGAATTTGCAGATGGTATTGTAATCCTTGATGATGGCTCAAAAGATGGGACGCCTGAGATAGTGAAACAGTTCCCTAAAGTAGTTGATTACAAATATCATAATCGCTCTCTACAAGAAGCAAGAGATAGACAAGAACTTCTTGAGATGACAAAGAGCTATAATCCAGACTGGATTGTTGCCATAGATGGGGATGAGGTCTGGGAGGACAAGGTTAATAGAGATTACATCCAAAGACTTGCTCGACCATTTGATCCTGAGATAAATGCTTATGTTGTTAGATACTTCACCTTTTGGGATGATATAAAACACTATCGAGCTGATGGGATATTTGGTTCAATGTCAAATATCAGGATGTTTAGAAACTTGCCAAATCAATTTATGCATTCGGATCATCCTCAAGGATTTCACGTAAATTCAGTGCCAAGATTCCCTTGGGGCTGTCGAGCCGTTACTAGTATCAGGGTAAAACATTATGGTTATGTAAATGAAGAAGATAGGCTAAGAAAATTCTTATTTTATACAAAGTTTGACACGGATAAAAGAAGGACTGATATTGGTAATGAAGATTATCATCATCTTGTCTCTCAGACGGTCAGAAGACGGAAGTGGAAAGAAGATTGTAGTCTATCCTTATGCACAATAGCTAAGAATGAAGAAGAGAACTTCTTTAGTCTCTTAAAACCTGTTAGGCCTCTCTTTGATGAGATTATTGTTGTTGATACTGGTTCAGACGATAGAACCCCTGAGCTTGCTGAACTTCTTGGGGCAAAGGTGGAAAAGATCAAATTTGAAAACTTCTCTCAAGCCAGAAATATAGCAAAGAAGTTAGCTAAAGGCAAATGGATTCTTCAGATGGATTGGGATGAGAAAGTAGAAAACTATGGGCAAATTCTTGAAATGATAGAAGATACTGAGATAGATGCGTATCTATTCAATATAGCTAACTATCAAAAGGATGGCCGTCTTACGATGACTGAAATGGTCAGGCTCTTCCAGAATCATCCTGATCTGGAATATGAGGGCTTGATACATGAATCAATAGAAGCAAGTCTTTTAAGAAGGAAGGCAAGAATATCAAGGGCAAAGGTAAAGATTGAACATTATGGCTACCTGAAAGATGGCAAGTGTTTAGATAAAAAGCTAAGTTTTTATGAAGATTTGAATAAGAAAGAGCTTAAAAAGAAACCTAAAGATCCTCGGACTCGGTATTCTCTTGCCCTTCATTACCTAAATGATGGTAAGAAAGAAGAAGGTATGCGGCTGCTAGAAGAAGCTTCTTTATTAAATACTGGATATTATCCTGTTGAAAAAGAGTTGAGTATCCTGTATTTGCTAAAGTCTAAAGAACACTTTGAAAAATTAAATTCACTATTACCATCTGACCATATCCATAAAGGCTTTACCCAGAAGGCTTTAGAGTTTCTTAATCAAGCTGAATTTCAGCCAATCTTAGTAGGCTCAAAAGCAGAGAACAATGGGAGCTGAAAGACATATTGATTTAATCGTTCAGGACCTCAGAGATCTGGGGGAAGAGTTGACCAGAACTCTAGAGAAGAATATAGAGAAAGCTACTGGTCTTTTAGCCAAGACTGTGGAAAGGAATATCTCTTTGACGTGCCATAGTTTAGCAAAGCTCAGAGAAATGGGACATCCTTACGCAGTCAGAGATCCTCATAATCCTCACAATCCGCCTTACCTGGTCCATAAACAGGAAGGCAATCTAATTGCATCTTTATACTCTGAATCTGTAGAGACTACCGGGATTGTGGGGGTAGATGAAGGTTCTGCACCTTATGCCAGATTTATTATAACTGGAACGTCTAAAATGATACCAAGGGACTTTCTGGGTGGTTCGCTATTTGAGAAGAGAGACCAGATATATGAAGTTTTAAAGAAGAATCTAAGGCAGTGTATTATCGCTAAAAGGATCACTTGATAAACTACCTATGGAATTACCTATCAATCAAATAATTTGTGGTGATGTTTTTGTAGAGTTAAGGAAACTACCAAATGATCATATTGATAGCGTGGTAACTGATCCGCCTTACAATCTTAACTTTATGAATAAAATTTGGGACAGAACTGGTATAACTTTTGATGTTAATTTATGGCGAGAAGTTTTGAGAGTACTGAAGCCTGGTGGACATCTCTTATCCTTCGGCGGGGCAAGAGTTTATCACAGAATGACTTGTGCTATTGAAGATGCGGGATTTGAGATAAGAGATTGCCTGATGTGGGTGTATGGATGCTTGTCAGAAGACACAGAGATTTTGACTATTAAGGGGTGGGAGCGTTACCATAAAAATATTGCAAATAATCCCGTATTATGCTATAATATAGATAAAGAAAAATTTGAATTCCATAAACCATTAAACTTCTTTATCTATGAAAACAAATATCCCGCTTATAGAATACAATCAGATAAAACAGACCAAATCGTCTCCCGAAACCATCGTGTTCTTGTTGAACGAGGCGGAAAATTTATATTTCAGAGGGCAGAAACACTGGAACAACAAGAGAATATACCCTTTCTGGAAAGTTTGTCAGACTTGCCAGAATCCATTTATGACTTTCAATCATACACAAGCATTAAGAAATCGGACTTGTTCGCAAGAATGTCGGAACAAACTTTTATCCAAAATAAGCAGAGGGAAGAAGCAAAAAGAAATAATCTGCCCAATGTGTCAGGCGAAATTCTATCCAACAGGACAAAGTTCGGCAAGACCCCGCAAATATTGTTCAAAACATTGTGCAGGCAAATCAAAAACTTGGTTGAAAGAATTTGGATATCTTGGCAGAGCTGGTTGGACAGAAAAAAGCCTGGAAAGTTATCGGGAAAAAATGGCTGGAGCAGGGAATCCAGCTTGGAAAGGTGGTGTAACTTATTTCAGAAAACACGGGAATTATCCACCAATAAAATATGTGAGATGTCCAAAAGAATTTTTGTCAATGGCTCGCAAAGACGGTTATGTTATGGAGCATCGGCTATTGATGGCACAGAAATTAAACAGACCGCTTTTGAGAACCGAAGTAGTCCACCATATCAATCACAATCCACAGGACAACAGAATAGAAAATTTACAAATTTTTCCCACCAATCAAGCCCACAAACTATACGAATCACAAAAGCAAAAATAACTCCAATAAAATACAAAGATAAAGTTTGGTGTGTTGAAGTTCCTACTGGAGCATTTATTGCAAGAAGAAAGGGTAAAATATTTATTACAGGAAACTCTGGCTTCCCGAAAGGTCTAAACATTGGCAAAAAAATAGAGCAATGGCAAGGCTGGGGAACAACCCTAAAACCTACCGTTGAGCCAATAGTGCTGGCAAGGAAGCCTATATCAGAAAAAAATATCGCTGAAAATGTTTTGAAGTGGGGAACAGGCGGGATAAATATAGATAGGTGTAGAGTTTCTGACGGTCGCTTTCCCGCTAATCTTATCCACGATGGATCGGATGAAGTAGTGGAGTTATTCCCAAACTCTACTGCCCGCTTTTTCTATTGCCCTAAAGCAAACACAAAAGAGAGGAATTTGGGATTAGAATCTTTGCCAGATAAACCAGCAGGATTCGCTATGCGTAATGACAACTTTACAAGAGAACATATGGGTAATACGCCAGCAATTAAAAGAAACCCAGTAAAAAATGATCACCCAACAGTAAAGCCTATTTCTCTTATGCGGTATCTTTGTCGTCTTATCACACCGCCAAATGGTGTAGTCTTAGACCCCTTTGTAGGATCGGGATCAACGGCGATTGCTTGTAAATTAGAAGGGTTTAAATATATCGGAATTGATATATCAAAATCTTATTGTGAACTTGCCCAAAAACGGCTTGATGCAGTTTTGTAAAGATGAAAGAGTTTAGGGATCTTCTAAGACGATATGTAATCTCAAGCTCAGATATTCAAAGACTTATCAAGGATCGGTTCTATCCAACCTTCTTAGCTGAACAAAAGAACCCAGTATATCCTTGTTCAAACTTTGCTGTAGTAACTGGTGGCAATGTAGATGCCAATGCAAAGGATATAGGCAGGGTGATCTTTCGTATCTGGGTTTGGTCCAAGACGTCTTTAGAAGAAGCTTATACAATCTATAACGTAATCTTTGATCTTCTTCATCGAGTCAGATTAGAATCACAATCTATTTACTGTGTCAGTGAAGAAACAGACCGACCCT